GTAACTAATATACAAGTGATTGTCAAGAGGGTAGTTAAAAGTCCCATGTGCCCAATTCCGGTATAAACAGCTTCTTCGATCCTTTACGAATTTCAGTCATCATTTTGTCAAACACTATGTCTTTATTAGGGTTATCTGCTAATGGTTCGGGTCTTAAAATCGTCTCAGGACGCTCGAAAATGACCATAATTCCATATCTCAACGCATCAGCAGCATGATCTTCTTGCCGTGGTCTAAGATCATTAGGGTCCTTGCCTAAACCAGTATTTCTCTGGAGCATTCCCAACGTCCGTTTTAGATTTACACATCCCCAATTCCCATCTTCAGGCCATGCTCGTAACGACCCACGCTGTTGCAACGTTCTCAATCTAGACCATCCAGCCATTCGGTCAATGTTACCCTTTTCCAAATAGACTCCCAAGGTGGATAACATCGTAGCAATAGATTGCCCGGATGTAGCTTGACGGTTAAACATTTCTGGAGACCCCACACTGTAGACTGGATCGCCAAGTCCCATCTGCTTCTCGCGAATCTTAATATTCGTCGCGACATCGTCCAACGAGGGGTCTTTGAGATAGAGTTCACTGACAACATCCGTCACTCCTGTAGTAGGATAGTGAACTAACCAAAGCACACACGTCGGATCGCTAATGCCAAAGTCTATACAGCGAATCAACATGAATTGTTTTGAACTTTGCAACTGAGCAGTTTCGGCAATGACCAATGGTTGAAACATAGCACCAGCAAGTCTTGACCATTCACCATGAAGATATGCTGCTACGTCTTCAGGGGCCATTTGCATAATACCCGCAATGTATTCTTCTCGATTAGGCATTGACGGGTTATCCCAAACGTGACTTGGGATATATTGTCTCGCTATGACAAAGTCTTTTTTATCAATCTGTACCGTGTCATTGTAAATTTGATATGGATTCCGCTTGTCGATGAAACGACGGAACACCCATTCATGACCAATATCCCCCGGATTCGTTCCAGACCGAATAATAGGAGGCAAATCTGCGCTTTTAGTTCTATTTCGCAGAAACATGAAAAGATACTGCTTTTCAGTGAAGCTGGTAAGCTCGTCGAAGCAGATAAGATTATATTCAAACGTTTTAAAGTTCAGAATATCCTGCTCATGTTCAGCGTAGCCCATCTGGATAATGGCTCCGCTCGGGAACTTCCATCGTGATTCAGCCTCACGCCAAGCTGCCCCCGGCACGATGTCGGGATACAATTGCATAGTTCTATCAATGACTTCTTGAAGCTGTGGTCGGGTTCTACGTAGCATAAGACAACGATGCTTAGGATGGTCAGCCCAACGTAGAGCAAGGGCAATGAGAGCATCAGTCTTTCCACCACCCGCAGCGCCTCCATACATCACTTCCCTAACTGTCGATGACAGGAATGCTGTTTGAGGCCCCGGATTGGGAGACCAGAGTATTCTTTGCTTCGTAGCCAATGTCGAATCCGCATTTTGGACAAATCATCATCTTTGAACCAGTATCAAGTGCTGGTAGCACGATAACACCCGCAGCAACTCTTTTTTCAACTTGAGATGCTACGGGTTTACCGAATGCTCTATTATGAACGTCTTTAAGCAATGAGGCTTGGGCTGCTGTGGCTTTGATTTCACCGTTTAAAACTCCCGCATAAACGGGACCCAATTCCTTAGCTAAGCTTTGCCAATCCTCAGTAGTCCGAGCAAGGGAAGCTTTCGCTATTAACTCTGGTGGAATCGCCAGTGGCATCGGCATCGACTTCCGGTGACACGTCGAGCACTGGCGGTCTTTGCGGGTTGACGCTAGGGCTTTTCCGCAACTCGGACACGGGGATTTTCCCGGTATCACTTCTGCCAAGTCTATCATGTTTTACCTTTAGCAATTCGTACAAATATCCTTGAACATTGAAAAGAATTGCACATAGCACTTCTTCTTGATCCAAGACCTGATGCTTCTCGTCTTGTGCGACATAGCCGTCATGCATAAGCCATGCTTCCATCGTATGGCGTAGCATTGATTTCATGTAGGAATCTAAGGGCATTCCTTTTTGCCAGTTGTCACTCTGACGAATATCTTTACCAACTGGAATGTTTCTCAATCTACACTTGTGCATATATTCTGCAAAACGCTCTAGGACTATGGGACTGATAAATCCCTCATAATCTAGTTTTTGAGAATCTACGTCACGAGTTGCGCCGGTGTCAAATGCACGAGTTTTTAGATCGACTGGAATGTAAAGTTTGTTTAAAGCAAAACAAACTTCGCATATCCAGTCTTCTTTAAAAGGATGGTCTACTCTAGCAATTGTATTGCACGAAGTGCATAGATAGGTGTAAATAACAGGGTCATGTATCATTTTCAGGATTCTCAGGATTCTTAGGATCGCTATGCCATTTGACACTAGAAATCGTTGGTGGACTGACGAGAAATTCTCCCGTATTCTTCTCTACGCTCACCGCTCTATCATCTACGCAGAAGACCATATTGAAATCCTTCTCAGCCGTGACATCGAGTCTTTCGCCTAGGTGCTTTTTGCACCAATTGCGTATCGCTGAAATGATCTTATTAACTTCGTCTTCATCAGCTATCCAGCGTTCAGTGCAGACTCTTGCGGTGAAAATCTTGACCTTGATTCCAGCAGCAAGAAGTTGCTTAACGTACTCGACCATAGGTGCTATTGGCTCACCAATATGCTCGGGACCTTTCCATTCGTCATAATGCGCTAGCGTTCCGTCTAAATCAATTCCGACCCATGCCATTATCGAACTCCAGTTTGAGGATTATTAGTCTGTTCGACTAAAAATTCTACAAACCCAGTGACTCCTCTTACTGAGCCATCTTCAAATGCAAGGATTAAAACATTTCCCTCGACATACCAGCCTTGAACATTTTCAATTGCTACATCAGTATCAATCTTTACACGGTACATTCTAGACTCCAATTTTAAGTTTCTTTTCAATCCACATCGAAATGGATTGTCCTGCACTAGAACCGAAAACTGTACCAATCGTATACGGAATGAACATTACCCACGTCATTTCCTTCGTTACGATCAGATATTTCATAGTAACAAACCATACTCCATTGCTAAAGATTGCAGCAATGAAATGATAGAGCTTAGAATTTCTATTCCGTGATCTGCTAACGATTGAAAAACTGGTATTCTGACAGAATGCAAGAATTGCCATTAACACTTCGTTCATAAATCCTCTTTCCGAATTAAAGTTGACGATTGAGATTTCTTACCGTTAGAATCTACTGAAAATTCTATCTTCAAATGACTAGGTAACAATGGTGGGTATCCCTTATCCTCAGCATACCCCGTTCGACTATCATAAGCACTCCCGCAAATGTATTCCCGCGTTTCATTCCACTTAATCGGATTCGCCCCACGATCTGCTAATGTTGAATAATATCGTGGAGGTAGATCGACGGCAATATGAGAGTGGGCTGTGAGGATTGCATCTGCAATGAAAGTTCTGTCGAAAGCTTGTCCCTTTGTAACCTTACTTGAGATTGCAACTCCAGAGTCAACGCCGTGGTGGGTAAAGATGGAGAATATTCCACAATGCTCGGAACCAACCCGTAGTTTAAGGTGCCAGAATGCGGATACACCGAGATATGGAATCCCGAGCTTGGCGCAGAGGGTTTCATCAAAATCCAATCCTGATTCTTTCTGGATTCGATTTCCGTGATTTCCTCTGATTCCAAATAAGCCTCGTCCACTAATAGGCCGCAAGAGTCGGACGATGTCATTTTGCTGGTCTGTTGGGGACATGGTTTGCTGGTAGATGTCTCCTTTGGAATGCTTTGTAACACATTCACCGCCATCTCCAAGATAGACCCATACTCCTCTGGGGTCATCACGAATTTTTTGCACAACTCCTTCAATGAATCCTGTGTCAGACTGCTCTGCGCCTCTATGCCAACAAACGATTGGGTAGAGATTGATTTTTGATTCTTTGGTTTCATACTTAAAGTATCTCATTAAATTTGAAATCCCTTGTCATCATTCAATTTCGTTCCGCCTAAATCCGTAATTCTCAATTTTGCCAATGGTGGAAATCTCCCCTGCCGATGAATTTCAATCGTGGTCTTGTTTAAACGGTCAACGTATTGTGCAGTATCGAGAATGGCGGGTAGGTCTGTAGCTCCTCTAAACCATGATGCCATACGTGTCATATCCGTGTCCATTCCGATCTTGGCAGTATGATGAACTAGGACTATTGTCAGTCCCATAGTATTAGACCATTTGCGAAAGTCATTAAAAATCCCGCTCATAGTCGTATTATCATTCTCGTCCGCAGCGTGAACTCGTCGTAACGGGTCTATGACGAGCATTTCGAAGTCATTATCCTTTATCGTTTCGAGCAATCCATCCCGCTGAGATTTATGATCTAAACGCATCGCTGCGGCTTCGATAAACGTTATGTCGAATTGTGTTTTAGGAATTCCCTGAAGCTCGGCGTATTTGAGAATTCTAGCATTAACCTGTTCTTTAGTCTCCTCACCGCAGAGATAGAGAATTTTCTTTGGTAGTGACGCTAGACCCAAAACTACACCCGCAGACATTCCTACGAGAAGCCAGTTCATCAGTCGAGACTTTCCCGACTTCTCAAATCCAGCCATCCCGTTAATCTTCCCCAATTGCCACAGATCGTCGATTAACCAACGAGTAGGATTGGGTTTCATGTTAGGATCGTATTTTGTAAGAGGATATAATGATTTAAAATGTTGCACACTAAACTATTCTCCACCACTTGCAATGTACCAATTATCCCCCGTTTTCATGTCCACAG